TGTCTGGGTCATCTTTACCTTCAGACCAATTCTTTAGTATCTGTTGAGTGAGTACAAGATGTTGTGATTCATCTCTAGCAATAAGTGATAGTATCTTTGCTGATCCTTCCATGAGTTTGTTCTCACCGAATGCAAAAGAGCAAGCAAAACTAACATAGAATCTAATACCCTCTAGTATATTAACATTAGCAACTGCTTTATAAAGATATCTTTTTAAATCTTTTTTAGTCCATTCTGCAGAAGGAGATCCTTTTGAATCTTGTCTCCATAGATTTCCACTTCCCCATTCTTGTGCATAGTTTAAGAACTCATCATAGGATCTAGTGACACTCTCTGCTCTTGAAAGAATATTATCATCAGTTAAAATAGTATCAAATACATCAGAAGGATCTGAGTATACATTCTTAATAATATATGTGTAAGATCTGGAGTGTATCATCTCCATGAACTGCCACACTTGCATACATGCTTCTAACTCAGGTAGAGAACAGTAAGGAGTAAAAGCCATACCAGGAGCACGACCTTGTACGGAGTCCAGCATGATCTGATACTTAAGGTTGCTGGTAAATATATGCTTTTGTGTTTCATTAAGTTGTGCATAATCTGCTCTGTCTTTCTGGAGTGATACCTCTTCAGGTCTCCAAAAATATCCTAGTTGTTGCTGTGTCAGTCGATCAAATGTTGGAAATTTATACTGGTCATAACGTTGAACACTCAATGGTGCTCCAAAAAACATGAATTGTTTTGTAGTATTGACAGCATTCTTATTGAACACTGTCATACCAGTTACTTCTTTAGACTGCACAGCTGTCACAGACCTCCTCCTCAGTAGTTAGTATTTCATTGATAAGTTTATCGACATCAACTTCCTCTTCACCATCCTTCTTAGCATCATATGTATTCTGATAGTAAGAAGTCTTCCAACCATACTTATAGGTTGTTAGTAAATCCTTTGCCATTACTGACACTGGTACTTCATTATCAGGGTAATGCTCTGGATTATATGACCAGTTACCACTGATAGCTTGATCAAAGAACTTCTGCATCACTGCTGTTACCTTGATGTATCCATCATTGTTTGGCATATCCCACAGTAAAGTATAGTTATTCTTTAGTGTAGTATATGATGGAACAACCTGCTTAAGAGGCCCCTTCTTTGATTTCTTAATGGACAAGTAGTCTCTAGGAGGCTCGATTCCATTGGTAGCGTTTGACACAACGGAACTGCTCTCCGAAGGCATTTGTGCCGACAGTGTTGAGTGCCGTAACCCATACTTAGATATGTGCTTCCTAAGATGCTCCCAATCACATGATAGGTCATTCGGTACTATCTCATCTACTTCTTTCTTATATGTATCGATAGGAAGTATACCGTCAGCATACTTTGTCTTACCAAAGTAACCGCATGGTCCTTTCTCCATTGCAAGATGATTAGATGCACTTAATAATGCATATTGGAACCTCTCTGTGAGTTGATGTACTAACTTATGTGCTTCTGGATCATCATACTTAACGTTATTCTTAGCAAGATAATGTGCTAAACCTATGTAACCTATACCAAGTGATCTACGGTTCTTTGTAGATTGTTCTGCTGCTTTTACAGGATACTGCTGATAGTCTATCAGTGCATCCAATCCTCTTACTGCTAACTCACACAACTCATCCAACTCTTCAACCTTATTAATCTTACCTACATTAATAGCAGAAAGAATACACAATGCAATCTCACCACTACCATCAATATGTTGGATAGGTGTAGTAGGTAGAGTGATCTCTTGACAGAGATTACTCATGCTAACCTTATCCTTAAAGGATGAATGAGTATTACAATGATCGATATTCATGATGTATATACGACCAGTCTCTGCTCTCTCCTTTAAGAGATCAAGTATAAGTTCTTGAGCTCCGATGGTTGTTCGAGAGATTGATTCGTCTGATTCGTATTGAGTATAGAGTTCGTCAAAGGTATCGCTACCAAAAGCGTCATACAACCCAGGGACATCATGAGGGCTGAATAAACTAATAGTACTGTTCTGGATAAATCGCTCATAAAATAATTTACTTAGTTGGATACTGTAGTCGAGTTTTCTGACTCGGTTGTCTTCTGTTCCTTTGTTGTTTTTGAGAACAAGGATGTCTTGAATTTCTTGATGCCAGATCGGAAAGTGGACAGTAGCTGAACCGCCTCTGATCCCGTTTTGAGTGCAGCATCTGACAGTTGATTCAAGTTTTTTAAGGAAGGGGATGACACCTGTGTGTTGAACCTCTCCACCACGGATTTTAGAGTTGATCCCTCTGATTCTTCCTGCGTTAATACCGATACCAGCCCTTTGTGCGACGTACTTGCCAATAGCCATATCACCGCTAAAGATACTATCGAGGGTGTCATCAAGATCAACCAGAACACAAGATGCAAATTGACGAATGGGTGTTCTGACACCTGCCATGACTGGCGTTGGGATGTTGATTTTGTGCTTGCTGATTGCGTCATAATACTTTTTAATGTAATCTAATCTATAAAACTTATCGTCATCTTGAAAGAGAGTAGCAGCAATCATGATGTACATGAACTGTGGAGTCTCATAGATCTCTCCAGTGCTTCTATCTTGTACAAGATACTTGTCACATACCTGACGCATACCTGCATAGGTAAAGAGATAATCTCTATCGTGATCGATGTAACTATTTAATACACCCCACTCTTCATCAGAAAACTTCTGTAGTATTTCACTGTCATAAACCTTAAGATCTATACACTTCTTGACATGATCTTTAAGAGTAGGATGCTTATCAGGATGTCCTTTGTATACTGACTTCCTTAATCCAAATAGAAGAAGTCTAGCAGCAACGAATTGATAGTTAGGATTCTCCAACGTAATCAAATCATTAGCAGAACGAATAAGAATCTCTTGAATATCTTTGGTCTCAATTCCATCAAAGAACTGAAGACCAGAATTCATTTCAACTGCTGATTCAGACACACCTGCTAATCCATTGCAAGCATGTTCAACAATGTGATGAACCCTTTCTAAATCTAAAGAAGCGGTATCACCGTTTCTTTTCTTAACGCTAATCGTCATACCTTTTTCCATTCGGTTAATTTAACTTGTGCTTCTAGACCTTGGTACGTGTTTAATTCTACCAAAGATTTGACATCATGTCCAGCTATTACCATGTCATTTATGTCCTTTTCCTTTATTACATTTGGCCATATCACTACCTTCTCACCTCTGTCGATTGACTTGGAGATTCGTTTGATGATTTCTCTGTTGCGAGGTTCGTTATCATAAACCCAAATACAATTGCTCCAACCAAACGTCCGATCACTAACATCGGCCCCAGCCATCGCAATCGAATTATCCAAGAAGGTTGAGTCGAACGGTCCTTCGACGATGTAGATTTTTTTATTGGGATTGATCCTGTTGAGTCCATAGATTTTAGGTTTGTTTTCATCCAACATGACAGTTATATAACGTAACTTATCTTTTGGATTTAATGCACGACCTTGGAATCCAAACCACTCACCGTCCTTATCAATGAAGGGGATGATGATCCTTGGATGATCCTTGGTTATATGTGTGAAGGTAGGTTTCTGAGTGTTAACCCATGTACAAAACTCCTCAGCATAATAAAACAACGAGGGATCTAACCCTCGATTTATGATGTACTTGTAAGCAGTGTGTTCAATATTTAGACTAGAAATTTTTTTAAGATTTCCATGCTTCTTAAATACTGGTTTCTCAAATTTTGGTTTCGGAACATAAGAACCTTTACCTGTTGTACCCTTCTTATATCTCTCCATGATGTACTCATCATAGAGGTCTGGTGCCTGGTCTTTCAAGAAGTTTGGTAGAGTTCTACCTACCCCACAGTTATGGCATTTAAATACCATGTCTGATTTTGCACGAAAAAAATACCCCCTTGCCTTATTCCTATGTTTCTGTGAATCACCACAGTAGGGGCAACGGAAGTTATATAGGTCTGTCTTCTTCCTAACAAACTTATCCAGTCTGCCAGATAGAAGCATTACATATTGTGCATCAACAAATTCAGACAACTCGTTGGACTACAGGAGTCCTTATCATACTATTTGATGGAGAATCTGTCAAGTTCTTGATGAATTTTTGGCCTGGTATACTAACAAGGAAAGATATAACAGCAAGACCACCAAAAATAGACCACATTTTCTTTTCCATCGTTCTAAGACGGTCATCGACTTTTCTGATATCTCTTTCACATCCTTTCTTTATTAATGCTGTTTCTCTTTCTACTAATCTACGATTACTATCTAACTTTTCAAACAATACATTATCAACCTTGTCTTGCTTGTCTAACTTTTCGTTATGAACAGCAAGAAGTTGCCCCATCTTTACAGAATTTTCCTGTAGAGATTGGACAACCTTTTCCAGTCGCTCAATGATAGCTGTATTAACACCCTCAACCATGACTAACTGTCTGCTTCTCCCTTCACACCACCAACTCTAGCTTTCTTTTTCATGTCTTGAACTTTAGATTGAAGTTGCTTTTGTAAAGCCATCTTCTTAATCATTACCTTTTTCTTTTCAAGAGCAGTCTTCTGTTGTACTATTGCTTGCTGCTGCTTTTGATCGTCAGACTCGTTAACATTTTTCATATGCTTACTCCTTTTATTCATAAAGAACTTACCAGCTTCTCCAGGCATAATTCTTTCGATAGAAATATCCCCACGATATCTGTAATTAACAAGCAAACGTAGTTTCTGTCTGAGTTCAGCAGGATTGTTTGCATATATGATAGTATCTATATCACCTTTAGGAATCTTTACCCTATACTGAAACAATCTAGATCTACCACCAGGAACTTGTCGATCAACAGTAATAGGTCTGTCAATCTCATTATCTTCCTTCATCTTCTTACGCTTCTGCACCTTCTTCTTGAAGTTCATGATAGGATCTATACCAGCATTAGGACCAGTAGCTGCAGCCTTATGACTGAAACCTGCTCCACCTGCAGTGGCAGTACTCATTGTTGGTGCGTCTTCATTCATATCTGATTTAATTCTTTTTGAATATCAGGATCAATTTCTAACTCAGGAAGCATCCCTATAGGATATTTATTAAGATAAAGAAGTATAGTTTTTAAAATACACCAGTACTCTCTTTCTAATTTGTAAAAGAGTAATGGTGTTGCTGCTTCACCAAAAACATTATAAAGAATAATTAGATGATTTATAATCAAATGTATCCTTAATTGACCACCTCTAACGTAACGTTTAAGTAAACGTTTGAGGTACTTAAATCTTTTAAGGTCTTCATCAAAATCCTCACGTGTAACACAGTGAGGATTTTCATAATGCTTAATGGCGAACAGAATGTAAGTGTCTTCATTCAGTTCGTCAAATTTCATATACTATTATGTCGATGTAAAGGTTTTAGTAGTACCAGATCCACCAGCACCGATTGTATCACCTAGAACAAATACCTTATCGGATGCTGTGTTTGTACCAGCGTCCTTGATTGTTCCAGAGATTGTCTGAGCACCAATAGTATGTACCTTATCAGCAGCTGCAGCTGTGAATGTAAATTCAACACGGTTTGTACCTGTCTGTGCAGCAGCAGTAGCAGTTGCATTAGATGCTCCAGTTACAGTAACTGTAAGTGTTGCACCGTTAGTAACGTCCACTTTCTCGTTGTAGATAACAACAACGGTTCCAGTTGCTCCAGCAGCATATGTTGTTGCTTCAAAGAATACGGCAGTAATATCTGCACTACCTAGAGTATCAGTTCCACGACCACCAGCTCCGACTAGACCATCAACAGCAACTAGAACTTCATCCCAGTACTCGCTTTGATCTCCTTTCTTGTAGTGTCTAAGAACCCAACCTTCTGCTGTAGCAAAGATATTTGAGGGGTCTACAGCACCACCCTGTACAGCCCACTTAGGCTTAGCTTCATCAGCATCTGTGACTCCCCAAAGTGCCATGTTACTATACTCCAGAATTATTTTTAACTAAGACTATTTATAAAAAATAGGGGTTACAACCCCTAAATTTTAACTACTTAATAGTGCTTTTTCTACTGCTAAAACAAGCTCGTCATCGACCTTGTTCTCAGTCTTAGCTGCTGCTTTCTTAAGTAGTTTGATTAGAAAATCTTTAATAACAGAGTCAAGATCTTCAGGGATTCTATCAACTGCCTTATTGATTATGCTGATAGCGATTGGCATTAAAAAGTTAACCATAATTATATACCTATAGGTACTCTATATAGCCAACTAATCGTACTTTTTCTTACCAGATTTAATATATCCTGATCCTTTCTTATCGTAGAATCTTACTCCTCTTTTCTTAACTTCACTTGCATTCTTTTGGAAGTCAGCAAACTTCTTTTTCTTTGCATCATCATGCCTCTTTCGTGCAGAAGCAAGTATCTCTTTTCCAAGATCAGTTGTCTCTTTAACGTTTGTCATGTATACTTTCCGACCCTCCAACTGAAAATGGATTATACTTATCGGTTGCAATCCTATACATCTTTTCATGTATAGGTTCCTCATCTACACCAGGAGGTTGAATCTCTGATGGTGAAGTATCTAATGGTTCATTTGTTGCTATTGGCATTGAATCATGTGGGTGAGGTTTATCGTGAAACCAAGGATCATAGGTAATTTCTGGGAGACTCATGTTCCCAGACCTTTACCTTTCTTATAATTATCTTCTCCACCATACCTCGCCATTGTATTGGTATAGTCTTGTGCAGATTTAAATCCAGCCTTCTTTGCCTTAGCAACATAGGCTTTCTTATCTTGTGCTCTCTTCAAATACTTACCAGTACCTGATGATGACTTAGCACCTTTCTCTTTCTTTTGCTGTCTGCTACCACCTTGTCCCATAACAGCACCCTTACCATGTTCCTTCCTGATTTTATCAAGAACGAATGATAATGCTTTATCCTTTGTAGCAGATGGTTTCTTAGTACCACCCTTGTCATAACCCTTCTCTTTCTTAAGACGAGTTGCTTCATCTACTACCTCTTCACTGACAGCCTTCTTAACCTTACCAGCAAATTTAAGAGTGCCAGTAACACCTTTCTTAAATCCTTTTGCGAATTCCTTCACACGTTTCTCTGGTACTTTACCTGCTGCTCTTGCCTTGTTGTGTCTCTCAACACCCTTCTTAACAGCATCACCTACCTTACCTAACAATCCTTTCTTGGAAGTTGGTTTCTTTGGTTGCTCTTTCTTAGCAGTCTTAACTGCTTTCTCTACCTTCTTAACTGTCGCTGCCTTCTTCTTAGGTGCTGCTTTAGGTTTCCTTACAGTAGCCTTAGCAACTGGTTTTGCTTTCTTCTTAGCAGGTGCTTTCTCTTTATAATCAGTACTATCTTCAGTCTCACCAGACCTCTTGGCATATGACTTAGAGTACTCACCTTTACCTGCTTTCTTCTTAGCAGCATCAGACTTATCAACAGCAGCTTTCACCTTCTCATATGAAGGTGCTTTAACTGATGCCTTTCTTGCTGATCTCTCCTCATTCAATTCCTCAATAGGATCAATAACAAACTCGACAAAATCTTCTAGTCCAACTTCATCAATGATCTGATCTAAACCATCCTCATTGATACCCTCTGCAAAGAAGTAATCAGCAGATACTTCTATACTAGCATTGATCCACTCTTCAGTTAGATCAACAGACTCACAGGCAACTTCTTTAGTTTTTTTATCTTTCTCTGTAAGGTCTGCTTGCTTTGGGTTGATTTTAATTTTAGATTTCTTTTCAGAAAGTTCTCTAAAGGTAAGCATCACTCCTCCTCTAAATCTAGAATAGCTTTAATTTCTTCATCACTAAACAGACCAGACTCTACTAGATCATCAATGATCTCAGTCTCTTCTCTGTTAAGTCTCTTCTTAGCTTGTGCTTTGTATAGTCTTGAAGCTTGAGCAGACTTCTTAGCAGCACCTTCCTTGTCACCAGCAACAGCGAGTTTCCCACGCTTCTTATCTGCTTCCTTAGAAGCCTTAAGTGCTAGGTCAGGAGAGATTTCGTTAACAATCTCCACTTCTTCCTTTTGATTTTTCTTCTTCTCTTCCTTCTCTCTCTTGGAGACCTTACCATCTACATCACTTTTCTCGTACCACTTACCATCACCATCGTCGTCTTGCCAACGTGCTTTTTTCTTATCTTTAGGGTTCTTAGAGTTCCCATCTTTATCATACCCATACTTCTCATCCTCATACACTTTCTTAAGTGCATCAGTCATATCAGGAAGTGGATTTCTATTGGTGTGTAACATGTTATTGAGAGGTCTTGTCCTTTTTATTTATCTTCTTTACAAACTCTCCTGGAGTAAGTTTCTTAACGTAATTAGTAAGACTATCAGTACCCCACTCACGACTAGATGGGTCACTATAATCCTTAACTTCTATAATATCCTTTAACCACCCACGAAAAATATTATCATGCTCATCAATAGAGATGACGTAATTGCTACCACGACTAACAATCTTAGAAAGGATCCCTGTGTTGATGTTCTCGACAATTGATCCTTCTTTAAATATTTCGCCATCGAAGTATGCCTCTCTCAAACCCTTCTCATCTAATTTAGGTGCAATCTCATATAATTGATAAGAAAGTTCACTAAAATCCTCTTGAACTTGTACTTGCATACCCTTCTGCACTGCCTTAAATAACTTCTCCTGATTCTCAGGACTCATTGCTTTAGTAAGTCCCTTAACAAAGGTTGCACCATCATTATCAGCAGCAGCTTTACGCAACTTAGATGCAGACATACCTTCTACACCATCCGCATCTGGATCACGATCACCAGCAGATACTACATTGATCTGATCAAAATTATAAAGGTTACCATTATACTTTGTTGCCAATGAAGTAAACTCACTAACTCTATCACCACCAACTACTATATTAACCTCACTATATCCCTCATCTCCAACAGTTTTAAGCACATCAAATATAGTTCTCATCTCTTCATTATTCTGTATAGCATCAGCATGATCTGGATATGCTTGCTTCATAAAACCTATCTTAGAACCAACATCCAATGGGTTCTTCTTAGGATCTTCTGTCCTACTAGGATAGATTCTATACTCACCACCCTTTCCTGATTGTGCTACCTTTTTAATTAAAGCTTCATGCCCAATAGTAGGTGGATTAAATCTTCCGAAAGTAATAGATATCGCACCTTGATCGCTCTGAGTCTGGCCTCCTTCTTCTTCTGGGGGTGCAGTTCCATTTTGATTTGCTATCTCTTGAGGACTAAGTTTAATAAGTTTACCTGCCTTACTCATATGAGTTACGTTGCCTCTAACATCGGCAAATTTACCGTAACCTACATGGGTAAGTTGCAACTTTTCAGCTTCCTGTGCAGCAAGAGACTTTTTAGCCTCCTTCAAGAATGCACTAAACTTCTTCATAGGACCAATTTCTATCTAGATTAAAGTTTGCTTTACTAAATTCCCAACGATCTACAATCTTGTATGGATTTTCAGAAACAATCACGAACCCTTCATGCTTGGAGGGATCTCCATTGATAAAACATTCAACATTTCCATGTACCACAATTGCATCTAGTAGACGCTGCTTCAATTCGAGGATCATAAACCACACCTTAAAGGTATAGACATTAACCTCACTCTTATATTTATCATCTAACTCAGAGTACATCTGTTCAGCAGACATATCTTCCCACCAACCCACGGAAACATAACTGTTTATGTGCTTAGAAATCTCCATCAAATAATAATTATATCCCTTCTTCTTAACAGGTGCTTTCATCTTCCATACAGGAATGATGAATTGTATCAAGTGTCTCCATCCTAGTGGTGGCTTGATAGTTGCATTGTTAGTATCAACAAAGAAACAATCCTCAGTTGATTCTAAGGTTAAACCAATCTTCCCCTCCGCTTCAGGAGTGACCTCAGTATACTCTGTGTGAGGTGCAACAACTATCTTCTGCGGAATCTCCTCTGGAAAGAGATACTCAATAGTATTAGGTTGGTACAATCTACCTGACATACCAACACCTATCCAGTCTCCCTGATAGATCTTATCAGTTCTAGGAAGATACTCCAAGCACAACTTAAGAATATCTGCCACTGGTCCTTTATGATTAGTTGTTATATCATCAACAGTATAGTTTATTAATACTCTTCTCTTATTAAAGACTGACTTAGTACCAACAAAGAACTGTCCATTAGCAGGGTTAGTACCCCATACTATAGCAGGTGCTCCATCCCATTTGACAGACAACCTCGTTGCCTTAACCAATTCTTTTAGTGTCTCCCAAACTACCTTCCTTCCGTGTAAAACTGAATCTTCTGGATGACGAAGGTGCTTGTTTGGCATGTGTGTGTCTCGAATACCCCTGTATTATAATCCATTTCAGAGGGTCGTGGGACAGTAGTGTGCCAGTTCTATATCTGGCTGACCTTATTAAATTTCACCGCAAGGTTAGTAAACTGTCCCATCTTATGATTAGCACCCACCTTATTAGTACGAGCAGTAAAATCCATCTTAACTTTAGTACCATCAACTAATTTGACAGTAAAGGCTTGCTTTCCACCCACCTGTGTTATCTCTGCACTGATTTTTTTAACAGCAGCAACTGCTTCAACAAGAAGATCACTTGCCTTATCCCTTCTTGCTGTATATTGAGTAGCCTTAACAACAACTAAAGGTACATCTTGCTGCTGTTGTGCTACCTTTTCTGTAATCCATGCCTTTGCTTTCTGAAAATTCTTTGGATCACCTATAAGTTTAATCAATTCATCTTTAATGATTGCAAGATTCTTATCATACAATTCATTATACTTCTTCTCAGATTCCCTATCTGCTTTTTCAAATACATATGTCTTTAATGCTAGATCATTCTTACCCCACTTAGACTTATCCTCCTCTTCTATACCAGGTATCTCCATATACTGAGGCCATAATTTATCTTTTATCTTATCATAATCTTTAGTCTTATCAAAAAAATCAAAGATAGGTTTGACATACGTGTTTAGTTTTGGTTCATTAGTTTTTTCACTACCTGCTTTAAGTGAAACACCTAACCACTTATCATTCATAAACTGTACAAATATATCTCCAGGATGATTACTCATAATGCCTTTGGGTTTAGCACGATAACCCCAAACAACTTTCTTAATCTTGTGCTTTCTATTTACTCCTTGTAACCATCTCAATATATTAATTGCGTTCTTAATCTTCTCCTCAAACTTACCTCTCTCAGCATTAGCAATAAAATCTCTACCTGCTAATGCATCCTTATCATTCACAAAACATTTCAAATCTTTACTCCATGCAGCCTCTATCTTTTGATGGAATTTTTTAACCTCCATCTTTGATGCTGCAGTAATCTTTATACCTTTTTCAAATGCTATGCATGGATATAATTCTGTTATAGAAGAATTCAAAGTGGTCTGTGACATACCACCCTTAGTTGGTTTATAGATGAAAACATATTTCATCTTATCCTTTGCATTTATAACCGTGCATGCCATCGATGATACAGATAGCTGCTCACGTTTAACTAACCCATTAAACTCTTTCTTCAATGCTTTCTCTACCCGATCACGAGAAGTTTCTCTGTCGGTTGTCATAACATTATATTTTACTACAGTCTTTCCAGCTTGTTTTACCTTGACTTGTTCTTCAACATCATCAATGTCCTTAGCATTCCTTTGAAATTCTTGAAGTGCTCTGTTTAATTTAAGTAGATCACTCTCTTGTTTTATTGCCATTAGTCAGACACAGGTCTCCTGAGTTATTTATTCTTAGCAGCGTCTTGTATTTGTTTAAATCTATTATATAACTCAGTACATTTAGGTTCTCCAGAATTCTTACGACACTTCCAAAGTGCTAAAACAATATAATCAAAATCCTCATCAGTTAACCAAATAGGCATGTTATACTTCTTTGGTTTATCTATTCTAGACTCTGACCAAGCATCTGAAATAGCATCTTCTTTCATAATTTATTAACAGTATCAATACTATGTATTTTAAAAGCCAAAGTAACTCTTAAAGGACATGTTTGATATGCAAAAGAGTATGCCTTATGTGAATTCATACCAGGAAATATTAATAATCTATTAGGTATAGGATGTATTAAAATTGGATTAGGTTTAGTTATAATCTCAGTAAATCCACCCCATCCATACTCATATCTGTTATGCATATAAAGTAGTGCTGTTATATCACACCCATCTTTATGTAAATCTGATTCTCTTCCACTCCATTGACCATTAAAATATACTCTTTCTAATTCATATGAACCTTTATCTAATTTATCAACAACTTTGGAAAACAAATAATCAGTAAAGAAAGGATCATCTTTTATATGAGAAAATAAAAACTCTGATCCTCTATGATTATTTCCACCTCTTTGTATCCCCCATATACTTTGATCACCACCAACAGAATATTTCATAAAGACTTTCTCGAAGTCTTTATGATTTAAAAAATCATCAATTATCAGCAATATATTTTTTACCCCCAAGAACTCTATAACCCATCTCTAATTCATGTGTTGTTGATGTTCCAGTTAACCATTCAGTATGAACAGAAGAATCTGATGTACCATAAGATCCTGTAGGAACAATATTAAATGCTAAAGAATATCTTGGGTCAGTTCCTATATGTTTTCCTACCTGATGCTTTAAGTAACTTGGAAATAGTACAAGCATATTTTTCTTAGGATATATTTTCCAAGAAGTTGAAGTAGCTAAATCATATTCTCTTGGTTCCATATAAAAATCAGAATGAAACTCCAAAGGAGTCATGAATTCTATAGGAGCACTATCTTCTTTATACTCATCGTAATATAATACACCACTATAAAAACTATTCTTATGGAAATGATAATGTGAATCACCTCCATCACCTTCTTCAGTAATAGTAAACCAAGATGTAGTTATAACAAAATCAGACTCTAACTTTAAAAAATTATGAGCAAGTTCTTTAAATCTGTTTATAAGATGATCTCTAACATTTGGAAACATTTCCAATGCTCTATAATTCTCAGACTCATACTTCTTATTCTGATTAGCTGCATAGATAAAACTCTTATTAGTTTTCAATACATCTAGATCATAATCTATATGAAGTTGGAATACATTAGATGCGAATAATGGTAGGTATCTGTCTGCGTTATTCATGTGTGAGGATCATATCTATTAATAACTGAATACACTATGACTAAAACAATAAGTCCAATGCAAATGATAGGTAGAACTAAATGCATTACCTATCTCCTACTGCACGGTTTTCAGAATTTCTAATGGTAAAACTACCACCTGGATATCTCTTCTCTAGTTTCTTAATATTACCTTCAATAACATCTTCAAAATCAATCTCTAGTGCCATACATGCTTGAGCAACATACCACATAACATCACCCAACTCAATGATAAGATGATCTCTGTTATCCTCATTCCATGGCTTACCTTGAAAGACCATCTTCTTAACGATCTCAAGGAACTCACCAGATTCAGCAGCAAGTCCTACACCAGCAGTGGTAAGACGTTCAATGTTAGCACCTTGTCTATCAAGTTCACCTAAACGATCAGCAAGTGCTACAAAGTCTTTAGAACTGTCAGATGTAACAGCATCTACAAACTCTTCGTAATGTTTAAAATCAATCATACTTTAGTTCTGCAAAGGATTTTTTACCCTGTACTTGTTTAACGACTTGCTCTTCAGCACCAGCATCAACTAGATCTTTCTGAGCATCATCGACATCATACAGCCTCATCTTAGATCTGTCAATACCTACGACAAATCTTTTGTTTAGAGTAGGGTCATAGTATCTATTCTTTAATTGCTTGACCATTATTTGATTCTGATCTTCCAACTCTTCTGTAGAAATAAGGGCAAACATAAGGTCAGCAGTAGCAGGGAGTCCAAAAGATTCAGAGGTGTCAGTAAGGTCGACATCGCTACTACCGTAGCCGCTACGAGTAGTTTGAGTGGCAGATACAATCGGAACGTTCGCCTCAACTGCGAGACCCCTAAGTTCCTCTGCGATTGCTTTGACATAAGTATACGAATTAACAATAGATCCTTTATATCTTTGAGAAGCACAGATATTAAGATAATCTATGAATATTATATCTGGTTTTATACTTCTTTTCAACGACAATTCTTGTAACAATGATTTGAAATGACCTACATGTGCTGATGCAGTTGGATACTCTTTAATAATTAACTTACCTTTAGTCTTTCTCATTAACTTGTTAATCTTATTCTCATACATTACATGAGGTAATTCAGGTAACTTTTGAATAGGAACATTTAAAAGATTAGCATCAATTCTTTCAGCAATCTTCTCCTCAGCCATCTCAAGCGTGATGTATAGTACGTTCTTCCCTTGGAGTAACACACTGCTTGCGACATGACACATAAACAAAGACTTACCAACACCAGTGCCAGCGAGAGCAATATTGAGTGTTTTATTTGGAATCCCACCTTTTGTAATGCGGTTAAAAAATTCCAAATCAAACGGAATCTTGTCCTCTTTCTTGTGGTAAAAGTCAAATCGTTCTTGGTAGTTCTGTAAGTAGTCATGACCTACATGTTGATCAAATGATACACCTAATGCATCACTTAGTATTTGTGGAATTGCTCCCTTATCTCTCTTCTCATCCTGACCGTCTGCAATTTTAACTGATTCCATAAGCGATAGATAAATCGCCCTCTCTTGACACCACTTTTCTGTTGTATCAACGATCCAATCAAAGTCTGTTTCCTCCTTCGATAACGCATTCAGTACCTCCATGACATCTTTAAACTGATCTTCAGATAAATCAGTACGTTCTTGACATTCAATACCCAAAGCATTCAAAGAAGGTAACGCATTATAGTTACCAACATACTCATGTATCTCTAAGAAGATTACTTTATGAGTCTTAGTAGTAAAATAATTTGACTTAAGAAAAGGTATTACCTTACGAGTATACTTTTCATTGTAGATTAAATTACTAAGGATAGTAACTTCTAAATTCATTCTAGGTAGTGGAGATAAGATCCAATAATGTATTTGTCGTTTGACCTTACAGGGAGACCTGCATGTCTGTACTGCCAGTTGGCAGGGAACACGAGTATTCTACCTTGTTTTGGTGTAATTGCCAAGTCCAATCTAGGAAAATTTGTCTCACCACCCTCTAAAACATCATTCAAATAGAGAAATATAACAACAAAACGACGTGCAGAACTGTAATCCTGTACATCAACATGATCTTTAAATTGATCATGATCATTACACTCATACCGTTTCATACGGTACTCCTCAAAAGTATACTTGACAGGAAAATCTCTAGCAATTTCTAGATCTTCCATGTAAAGATTAACAACATCAATAAATGTTTCTGTTATTATCTTTTGAGGTTTAATCCATAAAGGATCCTCTGCCTTATACTTCTTAGATATATTCAGTTCATGGAACGTAGGTCTCTGTTCTCTATTAACATAGCTAGTACCTGATTGTTTATATGCTTCAATGATATCATTACATAGAGTATCATTGACCATATTATCATAGCACTTGATGTAGTCTTCTAATTTAGTTACCATAGCGAAACTCCTTGGATGCACATTCGTCTAATGCTTGCATTAGTTCGGGGGTGAAGTATTTTTCTGGGTCGGCAAGAATTGCAGAAGGATAAACATTAGAGCCACCAATACTAATGCGGTTTCCCTTCCGTTCAAATACTCCATGCTTCTCACCCAATTCCAATAGTCCGTAATACTTGTCAAGTCCTGTGTCATAATAAAGTCGTACATCAACGGCACTATTCTCCTTAGTTAATCTAGCTTTAGCTGTTTTGCATTTAATAATATTTCCCACAACCTCTTTACCATCCTTCTCTTTCTTTTTAGATAGATATATGATTGTGCTTGCTGCGTATTTGAGTCCACTGCCACCTCCCATCTCCTTTGTGGGGATATAAGATCCTACTACATCATATGTATGATTGGTAACCAACATTGGGACGTTTGCTTTACCTAATTTAAGAGTTAGAACTCTAAAGATAGACTTGACAACTTGTGCTCTAGTCATGTCACGTGTATCTTTACCTGCTTCACTGTCCTCAACCTCTTTACTGGTTGATAACATACCAAGAGAATCTAAAACAAACATTAAGGGTTGTCTCGATGAAGGAGGTTGTTCTAAATATTTGTCTAATATTCTGATAGATTGTGTTCTAAATTCTTGTACCGTAGTAACAGGTACAATCATCATACGAGAAGAATCAATACCCCTCTCTTCAATCTGCTGTTTACTTAATGCACTCTCAGACTCAAAGTAAATAACCCCAGAATCAGGATTAGATTCGAGAAAATGCTGTACCACACCAAGGCAGAAAAAAGTTTTGCCTGTGCTTGACTCACCTGCAATAGCTGTGATCTTATTCCCTGGAATACCTCCGTAGATGCTTCCTGAGACAAGTGCGTTAAAGATGTGACTACCTGTGTCGATAAAATTATTTGTGTCACCAGCAGCAACACCATCACTAACGAGAGAAGCATATTCATTACCTATCTCCTTTACTACATCCTGTAAAAAACTCATGGACTTTTCTTAAATAATTTTGTAATGTAATTTGAACGCTTCATGGCTTTCTCAAACCATTCTGCTTCTGTTTTATCGAAGAACTCTTTTTCATCTGGCATAGCACCAGCACCAAAAGCTTTCTGATATTCAACAATGTATGTGGTCATCCGAATAGGAACTCCAAACTAGCAACTTTTTCTGGCTTCCATCCGATTGTATCCATAATAACTTTAATAGGTTCAAGAAAACTCTTACTGAATTGTAAGTCATAGTCGACCTGTTTGTCAAGCCCAAACTCTGTAGGAAGAGTTTGTAAATAAGAAATTACATTCTCTCCTATTTTATTTGGTGTCTTAAGATAAACAAATTTAATCTTTTCGCCATCCTGTATTAAAGGATACTTATGCTGTAACTTGTTCTTCTTATTGTAATGATTAAACAACAAAGCACCACGCACATGTATAGGTGTGCCTTTGCTGTATATACTGGATGGGTTTGCCCACTTATTTATCCCATTGCATCCTCTGGGGAATGATATATCCTCAACAGGAAATGTATCAAACTCATCCCTAAAGTTCTTAATAAAATCTTGTGCTGCTTCTTCACCTTCATTCATAATAACCTTCAAACACTCCTTAATCTTATCTCTACATGCACCTGGTGTAGAAGATTTAACACACTCTATACCCATAACCTTTAACTTAGGTTGAGCATACTGAACCCCTTCACTATTGAATACGTTAAGAATATATCTCTTCTTGGCAGTCCATATACCTTTGTTGGCAATGTTCTCCCTCTTCATAATCATTTTCTGTTCGTACGCTCCAACGTACTCGGCCAATTCTTGGTAAGAACTCTCAATAAAAGGCTCAAATTTAGTTTGACACACCTTGTCAAGGAACCTAGCAATGCCCTCATCAGTTTTCTCTCTGCCCTTGTATACACTTTCAACCAAAGGACCAAGGTTGAGGTAGATACTATCAGTATCACTGGCAATAACATAATCTTCCTCCTCAGTTTTAAGTACCATATTAAGGTACTGATTCATTTTGTTTTCAATCCAACGGATGCTAACCTGCCCACTGAGAGTAATCGCCTCAGCATTCGATAGGTTGTAATATCTAAAGTACTGGTTTCCAATGGCTCCATAAGCTGAATTGAGCTGTATTTTTCTAGCCATTTGGATATTATTGAATTTACTAATATCTTTTTGTAACTTAGTAGAGGGACTTTTTTCATAATCCCTCTTTGCTTGGAGCATGGCCTTTTTATATATCGTACGTTCGTCATAGATCTTCTGCATTATTTTTGGTAGGAAACCATGTACGTCCTTACGATACTGAGCACCGTTAGCACACACGGCAAATTTACAATCACTAAAATCAATCTCTTGATTTAGAATCCGTTCAACGCTCGAGCTGGAATGTCGAGTCTCCCAGAGGGTCTCTGGGGAGATGTTGTACTGCATAATAAGATGAGGATACAGGCTATTGAGGTCAAAAGACACAACCCAATCATAGCGTCCTGGTTTCGGTTCCTTGACATAAGCACCTGCGTATTTTTCATCTTTTTTAGATCCCTTTCGGGGTGGTACAACAATGTTCTTGTCGCTTAAGTAATTATAAATGATGGTATCCCACATACGAACTTGAGAATACACATCTTCAAAGTTTGTCTTGGCATCATAAGCCATTGTTATGGCAAGTTCCAATAACTTCATCTTATCTTCCAATCTGTCGATCAACTCAACGTCTTGGATGTTGTACTCAATAAACTTCTGCCAATCTCTAGTATAAAAATCTTTAAAATTATCATACTCACTATGATCAACCTTACGCTGACCTAGTTCAACAAAAGCGATATGATCGAGTCTGTATGATTCCTGGTTACTATAAGTAAACTTACGGTAAAGATCGAGATAGTCGAGAATGTTAATCCCACTAACATCATAAGCATAATTTTTACGTCCTTGGACATATACCTCCCTTTCATTAGCACGGTTCCAAGGTGATAAGGACTTCATCCATTTCTCACCCAACGTCCTATTTACACGACGAGCAATATAAGGTACGTCATATAGGTTAACGTTCCAACCTGTAAGAATATCTGGTGTATTCTGCACCCACCATTCAATAAAGTTACTAAGCATATCCCTTTCGGTGTCATAGATAAATGCCTTGACACCATCAGGTACTTCAAACTCTCTTACAGCCCATACAAAAAATTCTTTCGTAACCATATCTTTAATGGTAATAGAAAGCATCTCTTCTGCTGCTGCTTCCACATCAGGGAAACCGTTCTCACACTGAACCTCAATGTCCAATGCGAATATCTTCATCTGATTGATATTATAATCAACCTCACCTGGAAACTCACGTCTTATATACTGATATACAAAACGCTCATACCCATGTACTTCAAATCCTTCTACACCATCATACGTTTTAATAAATTCTCTAGCATCTCTGGCAGTAGTAAACTCTATAGGAGCAACTGATCTACCATCAAGTGTCTTATATTTCTCCTTCTTTTGAGAAGGGACATATAATGTAGGAGAAAACTTACCACGAAACTGAACTGGAGTTCCATCTTGATATCCCCTATAGAGGATAGTGTCACCAGCTAACTGTACGTTGGTGTAAAACTGACTCATTTCTTCTCGTACAATTTAACTATATTTGGACTCGGATCCAGTATAGTCAAAATCGTATCAGAAGTCAAGAAAACGTCACGTTGAGCAGTATATGATGGGAAGGGAACTATCTCATCATCAGAAATTATTTCGTAACATTCCTCTATAAGGATACTGGGTTCCTCATCTAGTTCAGTCACCTTCCCTAACAGATAATTCGATCTCTGTTTCAGCAGTATCACTTTCAACTGCTGTTGCATCATCTCCTCTTCCACGTGTAGCCTCCACTAATTGATTGTACTTTTTAATGATCTCGTCATGCGTTTCATATGCAGTAACTACCTCATCTAATTTAACCATGATCCTATCTTCCTTACAGAAAGGAGCATAAGGTTCAAATTTTATTTCTGGTTTAGAAATTTTATTTATTTCTCCACCTCCTTCTACTTCAATATCAGGATTAGGATCAACTAGATAAAGATAATAAGCATTAACTAGTTGAAAAGCAACTGGTTTCTCAGTATCATCTTTGGTAGTAACCTCAAATAAATCACAGATAACGTCGTCACCGCTTCTGGTTCTTACGACTCTTACGCTCATAACTTCTCCTTTGTATTTCGTTGATAGATTGTTTTATGATGTCCTTAAGTATACGTGACTCAGGTACATTTTTTTCTTCGGCAATAGGTCTGACATGTTTTAGTAGTTCCTCAGTATAACTTGAAGGTACATCAACTGTCAAGAGATCCGAATCACCGTCATGGTTATTTGGTTTTAAATTCAAATAGACATTCATGTCTCTCTCCATATAAAAAGAGACCTCTTGGGTCTCTTTTGTTGTACATTATATATGCATATAATAATCGTTTGTTTTAACCATAGATGGTAGTGCTTTCTCTATGGCATCAAATGTATTCTTACAACGAGTTTCCATTACATCATATATGCCATAGTCATGTAGTTCCTGTGAAGCAATCAATGGATCTAACATGTTCATACCAATAGCAATGTTATACCATAATGGATTACCCATAGCATGAAAATCATTACTCTTACCAATTTTAAAATCAGTAACTCTTGGCATTCTACATTTCCATATCTTCATTAGTCTAGTTAATCTAGGACTCCATCTTTCTGAACTAGAAGATTCAATCCAAAAATCAGTATCAGTTCTATGTGAGATATAATGAAACACAAGAAAGTCTCTAAAGTTATCCCACATATAATTCACATCTTCATTGTATTGTTCCTGAAGAGCATCACAAGTTAGATCTAAACTAGGTTTAAAATAATTATCCAAGAACTCTTGGTTCTGTAAAATAGTAGCATGAATAGAAATAGCTTCTAATGGTTCAACAAATCCACTAGCAAGACCTGTTGATAATACATTCCTAAACCAATGCTTTTCTACTCTACCAGAGTTAAATGTAATATGTTTCTTTATCTCTACATCACCCAACTCATCATATGCTTTATCTTTATCAGTAAACTTACTACTAAAAGTATATCCACATCCCATTCTAGTTTGTGTAGGTATCTCCCACATCCACCCATTCTTTAATGCATGAGCATGAGTATAATTTTTAATATCATTAGAATCTCTAGTAAAAACTAAAGCACTATCCACTAAAAGATCATTATCATATGATATAAAATTATTATCTGTAATATTATTAATTAATATTCTAGAGAACCCAGAACAATCTATATAAAAATCAGCTTCAACTTCTCTATCATCATCCAAGACAAGATGATGTATAGAACCATCTCTATCTTGAGCGAGAGCTACTACTTTACCTTCAACATGAGAACAATTAGATTTCTCTAATGCTTTCCTTTTTAAATATTCCCCAACCTTATGACTATCTAAATGATATGCAACAGGTATACTATATCCATCATGTTCCTCATGTAACTTAGTGTATATACTTTCACCATTTGAAATGTGAAGTCTGTTCTCTGCCATCAAACGAGATTGGAATGACTTATCATACTCTAATCCATTAGCAATATGCCACACCCTAACATCATCATAGTCTGGTGAAGGAAATGAATACTCACCAGAGTATTCATCACCTAATGGTGACCAAAAAGATTTTCCTACTTCATCCCAATCACTATGCCTTATACCTATCTTATAGGTAGATTCTGTTTCTTTTAAAAATTCTTTCTCATCAAACAGTTCATGAATCAACTCAGTAAAAAGACCTGTAGTTCCTTCACCCACTCCTATAACAGGAACTTGTGAGGAAGACACTACAACTATTTTTATTTCTGGATTTATTTTTCTAAGAAATTGATGAGCAGTAAGCCATCCAGCAGTACCACCACCAACAATAGCAATAGTTTTCATACACCTCTCACATTATATCTTACAGTTTCAGGTAATGTTTTTGGTGTAGAACATAGAAAAGTATTTGCAGAGTACCTAGTACCATCTGTTATTTCTTCTACCTCATGTACCCAAAAGAAATCTGCTGGCCAGATCATCACATCACCTAACCCTAATTTCAATTTATGCTTGCCACCCCAGAACGCAAAGTCACCACCTTCATACTCATCATTTAAATTGATAGTACAACTACCATATATGGTAACATCATGATCTATATGAGGATGTATCCAAGCACCCTTCTCATATTTCATAAGACGATACTTATGAGGGTGTAACATACTACCTCTCCTAGCAACATGAAAGGCATTAAAAGTATCAAGGTAATCATGATACTCATTAATTACATTCTCAATAGTTTGATGTATTATATTAAAACTATCAGTACCTACCTTAGACTCCTTGACTTTAAAGGTGGAGTATACATCCAAATTATTAAAGGCATGCCCACAATGTTCCTGATCAGGTTTTTGTGAGCTTGCCTCAAATTCATTAATAATAATTTCACACTGATCCTTAGTCAAATAATTTTTCTTTAGATATATCAGATCAGTTAATGTAGGTGCAGTCATTACTTACTAATTCTTTCTACAGCAGCACGAGACTTCTCAAGGATGTCACCTCTGAGTGGTACATAACCTAGCACAGATGCCTTCTCTTGATACTCTGTAGAGAGTAACGTTCTAAAGGTATCCTTCACTGCTTCAGTCTTGTTACCATTACCAGTTTCATAAGCAAGTACCCATGTAAGCG